AAATAATAAATAAAGACTGAACAGCCCGACACCCTGAACAAAACACCGATTTTTGGGTCATATACCCCCCACCCTAAACTGGGGCACAATCAGCCGATCAAATGGGTAATTAGGGTTAGACATGGGAATCGACGCACGTACCCCCATTCCCACCACTGCCGGATGGCAGTTAGCGCGGTTCATCAAACCGGGGGATGAGGTTTTTGATTACACGGGCCTGCCTGTCAAAGTTGTTTCTGTTCAGGAGTACACGCCGGTGGTGTGTCATAAGATCTGGACCAAGGACGGTTTGACATTGGTGGTGGATAGCCGTACCGGCATTCCGGTGTACGACAGCAAGGCGTTCCTGACACTGTCCAAGTGGGGGCGCAAGGTCCCGTCCAGAGAAGAGTACAGCCTCCCTATCTACGCGCCACAGAACCTAGCCACCATAGAGACAGGGTGGTGTAGGATGCCAACGTGCTACCCGATCAAACCCACAGCCAAGCCACTACCTCTCCACCCCTACGACATGGGTGTGTGGATCGGAGACAAGAACAGGGACAGGCGCACACAGGTCACATCCAAGCTGATCGAAGCATACGGCAAGATACCAGACCACATTCCAGAAGAGTATTTGTTCTCATCCTTTGAGCAACGACTGGCTATACTCCGGGGAGTATGCGCCTCACGGCCTAAATGCCACAGCCGCGTTTCGGCAAAGTTCAGGTTTAACATCAAGGACCTGAGACTGTTCAGGTCAATCCACAACCTGACAGAATCCTTAGGGATCAGAACAGAGATAGCAGAACTCAAGCAAAATTACCACATGGTGTTCAGGACCAACCTAAAACTGGTTGAGGACCAAATGCCGGTACGTCGCCCTCATTACGAAGAGATGCGCAGGATTACCCATGTTACCAAAGTGGACATTAGGCCCTGCATGCACATCAAGACCCAAGATCCAAACAACACGTTCCTAGTGAGTGAGGGGTACCTGACAGTATGCCTATGAACGACACACAGCAAAAACTTTTAAAAGCGTTTGCAGACCAAAACAAGGGATGGCCCAAAGAGCAACTGGACTTGGCCCTGTGGCGCGTGAGGTGGGAGCTTACGGCACTACCGCACCAACAAGAGCCAGAGGACGGGGAGTACGATACGTTCTTACTTTTAGCCGGCCGGGGTTCGGGCAAGACGCACACGGCGTCCAACTGGTTGGGCCTCAGGGCGGCGATCTACGACAAGACGCGCTGGTTGGTCACAGCGCCAACATCAAACGACATCCGGGCAACGTGCTTTGAGGGAGACTCAGGGCTCCTCAACATCATACCCCCGTCACTGGTCAAGGACTACAACAAGTCGCTGTTTGAACTTACACTCAAGAACGGTAGCATGATCCGCGGCATCCCGGCCTCTGAGCCGGAGCGCTTCCGGGGTACGCAGTGGCACGGCATGTGGGCAGACGAGTTGTGTGCGTTCGAGTACATTGACGACGCGTACGACCAGATTCAGTTTACGTTGCGTCTGACTGACCCGCGCATAGCGCGTGTGCAGTCGATCATCACGACCACACCCAAACCACTGGAACTAATCACAGACCTGAACGAGGGCAAGGTGGGCGGCGACGTGTACGTGTCGCGCGCATCGAGTTATGACAACAGGTCGAACCTGTCAAGTACGTTTTTTAAGCAATTAGAAGCATATGAGGGCACAGACCTAGGACGTCAGGAGATCTACGGCGAGATCTTGGACCCTGAGAACGCGGGTATTGTCAAGCGCAAGTGGTTTAGAAACTGGCCGGCAAACAAACCAACACCCGTGCTGGAGTACGTGCTGGTGTCGTACGACCCTGCAACATCTGAGAAAACACACAACGACCCTACCGCGTGTATTGCCTTGGGTGTGTTCGAGCAAGATGACTTCGCAACAAGTTGCATTTTGCTGGACGCGTGGGACAACCACCTGTCTTATCCAGAGTTGCGCCGCAAAGTTATTGAGGACTACAAGGAGGTTGTGTACGGCGCGGACAACACCTTTGCCAAAGGTAAGAAAACAGACCTGATTCTGATGGAAGATAAGTCCGCGGGTATCTCTTTGATCCAAGAACTGCAGGCCGCGCACCTACCGGTGAGGTCATACAACCCCGGACGAGCCGACAAGGTGCAGAGGATGAACATTGTGGCGCCGCTGATTGCAAAAGGCCGGGTGTACGTGCCAGAGGACCCCGCAACCCCGGGCGAGGTAGCCCCTTGGGCCAAGCGTTTCATCAGGCAAGTGTGCTCTTTTCCGGAAGCAAAGGGCCACGACGACTATGTTGACGCCTTATCTCAGGCTTTGCGCGTTTTAAGAGACTCAGGTTGGCTCCAGTTGGACCCTTTGCCGTCAAGAGACTACGCACATGCAGACGACATTGCGCGAAACAGGGTGAATAACCCCTACGCCGCGTGATTTTCGGGCACAAACACCCCCATTTATGGGTGATTGGTTATAGGAGGCCCCTTGAATGCACAGTTCATCGCACACAAACGAGGTTCGACAGTGTAATTGCCAAATGTGCCGCTATATTCGAGGACGAAGTGAGTCATTTTCTGTGTGGGGCCCAGTCAGAGCAAGATACCGAGACATGTTCAAGGACATGTTAAAAGGCGGAGAACTCGATGCCTACAATAAAATTTTAAAAAGCCGAGATTACGATGCTTAACCCAATTAAAACACCGACACAAATGATGTACGAACAAGCAGGCATCCCCCACTACGATCGGGGTGGTGTTATTGGTCAATTTGCAAACCGAATTCAAGACGCAATCCGCAAATACACAAAAGCGGTGGGCAAACCCCCGTCGCCAGAAGAGGTAAAACAGCTAGAAGACCACATTCGGTCTCTTTCTCAGCCAACAGGCAACGCACCACAAACGATGGCGCGCACACAACAGCAAACACCGTTCTCAAACCAGCTTGTGGACGCATCAGGCCGTCCTTATCCAACAGCAACAAGCCCCACAGGCCAAGCAATCACACCAGAGCGTGCCAAGGGCATGACAACGCGCGAAACAATTGGCCCGTTCCAAGGTGTGCCTAGCCAGTTTGACATGACGCCAATGAACATCAAAGCGCGTGCGTACCCCAAGGGTCAGTTTCAAAACGCGTTCCCCGAAGACGAGTTTATGTCCATGGCCAACACAGGCCGAAGTGCTAACCGCACATGGAACAAATCATTCACACCCTCAACAGAAGAGTTGGCAACGCGCCAGCAGTTGGGTGAAGAGGCGTTGACAGGCGTTGGTGACGACGTAATGGGTGGTCTTGATATGTTGCGCAAGACCGAGGGGGACATTCCTCAAATGACCAGCGCCAGCGCGCCGTTTGCAGAACGTTCCGCACAACTTGAGGGCCCCGGTCTGGAAAAACTGACAGACGAGATGTTGTTGGGCAAGCACGGTGCCTTGGTGGACAAAGTGGTCGCTGACTTCAAGGCCCGCGGCATTGAGCCAGACCAAGAAGACATTGTGAACGCGATCAACGCAATGATCAACCCGATGCGCCACAACTACACTGGCGCAAACCCAATTGCTCAACGTCCTATGCAGGGCCGTGGTCCAGCAACCGCAGAGATGAACGCGTGGCGTGACGAGGCCCGCATGTCTGGCCTGCCAGAGACGGTGGTAACTAAGCACCCATCGGACTGGAAACCCCAACAACAACGCGACTACTTGCTCGACACTGAGCCAGCACAGCGCGCACCGTTTGCGCAAGACTGGCAGATGCAAGAGTTGGAAGACAAGCGCCGCCGCGCCGTTCAAGGTAAAGCAGAGGGCGGTTACATGCAGTCACCCCGCGACATGCAGGCCGAATTGATGGTGCGTGGCTACGCTGGGGGTGGCTCGATAGGCAACGATTTTTTTAACGTACCCAACTACGACCGAGGCGGCAGGACAAGACCATTATTCGGTCAAAAAAACCTTTCGGTCGAAGAAGAGTTAATGAAGTATGGTCCCCGCTATTCTCGTTCAGTTGATGAGGCGGCACAACAAGGCTACGAGAAATTCATGGAAGCAGACCGCAACCAACAAAGAGTAAGCGAATATAGACCAAGCCCTCAAGAACGTATTGCTAACCTTGGTGCTGATTTTTTAGGTAAATACATGACACCGCCTACAGCGCGCAAAGTTGCGTCAAACGTAATGGGTGGGGCTAACAGCGATTTACCTTTCGGTTTTGGTTTAGTTGACGCGGCCAGTTTTATACCGGGAGTAGCTCCCGCTTTGATGCCGTATTACAGCGCACAAGGTGGTTTTGGCGCCGGACGAGACACAGCGGAAGGTAATTACGGAAGCGCCGCACTAAACACAGCAATGGCTTTTCCACCAGCAACACTTTTTAATAAAGCAGTTCAAGGCGGCAAAAAAGTTTACGGCATGGGCAAAGCG